AAACGCTAATGGAGATACCGAAGAAGTAAAAAGCCATGAGATATTAGACTTACTCTACAAGTGGAATCCATATTTTACTAAGGAGGAAGCAATAGAAATTGACACCATTAACAGAAAGTTAACTGGTGATTCTTTTATTTACAAAGTAAGAAATGAACAAGGACAATTAGTAGAGTTATGGAATATCAGACCTGATAGAGTTAACATAATTAGTAATAGAGGAGAATATATTTCTTATTACGAGATTATGAACGACGACGGGACAAGAGAAAGAGTAGAAGTTTCAGAAATGATACATATTAAAGCACCATCACCATTAAGTGAGCATTTTGGAATGTCTCCACTATCCTCAGCAGGAAATAGAGTTCAAGTAGAGGAATATGCGATAGGACATCAAAGAGATATGTTCTTAAATAGTGCGAGACCCGATGGATTATTATCAACAGATGAGCCATTAACAGCAGAACAGAGACAAGAGCTTAGTGATGATTTTAATAAGAAACATAAAGGATTAGGAAAGAATAGTAAGTTAGCAGTATTGGACTCAGGATTGAAATATCAGCAAATTAGTTTATCTCCAAGAGAGATGGATTTCATAGAATCATTAAAAGCAACAAGAGATGATATTTTAATAGCATTCAAAGTGCCAAAACCAATTGTAGCTGTTACTGATGATGTAAATAGAGCCAACGCAGAAACAGCACAAGAGATATTTTTATCAGAAACGATTGTTCCAGAAATGAATAAATTAGTTAATAAATTAAACGAGGCATTAGTTATTCCAGAGTGGGGAGAAGAATACTTCTTAACATTTGAAGACCCAACTCCAGTTGATAGAGAAACAAGATTGGCAGAGTTTACAGCAGGTTGTGATAAATGGATTTCAAGGAATGAAATAAGACAAATACTTGGAATGGAATCAACAGATGGTGGAGATAATTTGTATACTCAGATTGCTAATGTTCCTATCGCAGGAACCGCAAGAGAAAGAGAATCAAAGGCATATAAGAACTTAAGAGGCAAAAGAGTTGCTAAAATAAAATTATCAATGAAGCAAACTATTGAAAAACAGAAAGAACAATTCAAAAAAAGTGTTAAAGATATTTCTGAGATGTCGTTATTCAAAGATAAGAAAAAAAGATTAGAGTATTATAACTACTACAATAGAGCAATAGATAATCAGACAGAGAGATTAAAGAGTGCCGTGATTGCCAAGAAAAATGAACAGAAAGAAAAAATACTAAGAGTGTTAAAAAGAAAGAAACCAAAAACAAAAGCAGATATTAAAAAGATATTCAACTTAAAAGAACAAGTTAAAGATTTCAAAGAGTGGATTATTCCTTACTACTACGGTATATTCAAACAAGCGGGAGATGATGCGATGGAGTTAATCTCTATGGAACCATTTTCAATAGAGAAAGCAAAAAAGCCGCAATCTAAGATAGCAGAATTACTGGAAGAAAGAGCATTACTATTTGCTGAGTCGGTAAATGAAACAACATTTCTATCATTAGTTGATACATTATCAGAAGGAATAATAGCAGGAGAATCAATAGATAAATTATCAAAAAGAGTTAACGATGTATATCTAGATTTCAATAAATATAGAGCAGAAAGAATAGCAAGAACAGAAACAAATACAGTTGTTAATGAAGCAAATCTTGAAGCATATAGACAAGCAGGAGCAGAAGGCAAGGAGTGGATAGCAACACTAGACGATAGAGTAAGAGATGAACATTTACTTATGGATGGTGAAATTGTTCCAGTAGATAAACCTTTCAGTAACGGACTCATGTCGCCAAGTGAGCCTAACTGCAGGTGTGCGATAGCTCCCGTATTCAAAATTATAAAATAATAAAATGGATTTAGTAATACTATACAAAAAGAGTCCTTCTACTTGTGAGGAAGAAATAAGATTCACAATTAGAAGTATGGAAAAATATGTTAAGTTTGATAAATTGATAGTTATCGGCGATAGACCATCTTTCTTAAATGTCAACGCTATCTACATAAACTTAACATTGGAGGATGATGGAGTAAAAAGAGATTGCTTGTTTAAGCATATTGATATGTTAGCAAAAGCAAAAGCGATTATAGCAGATGAGAGAATATCAGATGATTTTATATGGAGTAATGATGATTTCATAATGTTACAACCTCAAGAAAGAATACATTACTATTACAATAAGACGATAAAAGAGTGGTATGAAGCACAGAATAATTGGGAGATATCAGGAGGTAAAAAAAGTAACACTTGGAATAAATACATTAAAGAGGTTTACGATGCGTTCCCAGAAGGTTATTGGTATGAAGTTCATTATCCTATTGTATTTAATAAGAAAAAGTTAGATAATGTAATTAAGAAGTATAAGTTAAAACATTTGGGCGTGATTAGAAGTTTTTATTGTAACAACTATAAAACAATTAAAGGAGAACAGATAGAGCAGGACTATAAGATTTACACAGTGGATGATTTTAAGAAGTATAAAAAAGCACCATTTATTTCAACGACGAATACGATGGGCAGATTTCAACCTTTAACACAATTTCTAAGGATGAGATTCCCAGAGAAAAGCTCCTATGAAAAATAAAAATATGGAAAAAATAAAAAAACAGATGTATATCAAAGTCTTCAATTGCGAGACTAAAGATATAGACAGAGAAAAAGGAATAATGAGAGCCATTATTTCTTCAGGAAAGCCAGATAGAGGTGGTGATATTATAGACCAGAAATCTTGGATACTTGATAACTTTATTAAGAACCCTGTTGTATTATGGGGACACGACCATTCAAAACCAGCAGTAGCAAAAGCACTGGACATCTTTGTTAATCAAAAAGGAATGCTTGAAGCAGTATTTCAATTTGCCTTAGAACACTCAGCATTGGCAAGAGAGTTGTTTGGATTATACGCAGATGGATTTCTCAATTCATTTTCAGTAGGATTTACTAACGGAAGGTCAGAGGAAAAAGATGGCTACAGAGTTTTATACGATAATGAGCTATTAGAGTTTTCTTGCGTTAATGTTCCTATGGACGCATTGGCATTAGCAAAAAGTAATGGCTCTATAACCGATGAAATAGAAAAAGCAATTGAAAAAGAAGATAGAGTATTATCAACAAAGAGTAGAGATTTAATTCAGAAAGCAAAAGACTCTTTAGAGGCATTACTGGAAGCAGACAAAAAAAAGAAAAAGAAAGTTCATTTACAATATAATAGGATTGTTAATAGAGCGATAAGAGAGTTAATAGAAGCAAAAAAGGATGTCAAAAAAAGTTAACTTTTCTTTGATGATTCACCCTAAGCGAGAAAAATATCTTTCTTATCTGAAAAATAATATACCTGACCTAAAGGTTAACTGGGATGAAGGAAAAGGAGTATGGGATACAGCAAGAAGGGCTTGGCTATCATACGACCCTGATAAAGAGTTTCAATGTGTTATTCAAGACGATGTTATTCTATGTAATGATTTTGTAGATAAGGTAGAGAAATTGGTTGAAAAAGGCGATGAGTATGTATATAATCTATTTATAAGAGACAAAGGTCAAAGCGAGTTAAGGGATAAATGGAAGCAAGGATTCAAAGATGGTTATATTATATGGTGGAAATTGAATTGGGCATTAGGAGTAGTAGTTCCTACAAAATTAGTTGAAGATATGGTTGCTTTCTGTGATAAAATGACAGACCCAAAATATATCAACAGAGATGATGAAAGAATGAAAGAGTATTTTAAGAACATCGGTAAAAAAATATACTATCCACTTCCTTGCCTTGTAGACCACAGAGACGAAGAAGATAGTTTAATAGGACTTGGAAACAATAAAGGTAGAAAAGCAATTAAGTTTTTAGGAGAATGAAAATACCAAAGATTATACATAAAATATGGGTAGGAGATAAACCAGCACCAACGAGATGGATTAATACTTGGGTAGAAAAACATCCTGATTGGGAGCATATTTTATGGGATAATGACAAAGTTTATAGTAGAAAATGGATAAATGAAAAACACATAGGACAATATACAGAGGAAGGATTATGGCACGGAGTAGCAGACATAATAAGATACGAGATATTGTATGAATATGGTGGGATAGTTTCAGGAGCAGATAGTATATGTATTAATCCGATTGAT